GAGCCATAGCCAGAGCCATCGCCATAGCCATCGCCATCGCCATAGCCAGAGCCTTTCATTTTTATTTTTTCCATATTATCACCTCTTTAATTTTCTTACGAGCAATCTCTGTACAAGGTATAACCTCAATAGCCTCGGTTAAAATAACACTATCTACTTCACATGGAAATTTACAATTATTCGGTTTTGAAACGCCTTGCATTGCTAATTGCGACAAACTCGCTGCTCCATCCCAATACCATAATCTACGAGATTTTATTAATTCTACTTCTTTTCCATTACGACTCTTCAAATAGCCCGCATGGACTCCTGCTGAAAATGTACGAACAATTACATATTCCATATCATTTAACTTTTCTGCTTTTTGTTTTATAGAATCTTCTCGTACATATTCCACATCATCCACTACAATATTCGTTTTTTCGCTCATAATTTTGTCCTTTCTTTCTAAAGTTATAAATTAAGCGGCGAAGTATCACGAAGCCTCCTGCAACTTCGCCGCAATTCGTCCCTGTTAATAATTTATTTTTATATTATCTATTTCCCCCTTATCAATAGCTTCAATAATTAACTTTATTGTTTTTTCTTTATTGGCTTTTTCCTTTTCTGCTTTAAATATTATAGCATAAAGCGAATCGTATATTTTCTTCTGTATTTTCTCACGATGCTTTTTGTTAGCAATACGTTTACGCTCTACTTCCGCTAATCTATCTTCCTCTGCTTTTTTGGCTTGTTCTTCCCGCCTGATACGTTCACGCTCTGCCTCAATAGCTGCTTCTTTTTCTTCTTCTGCTCTTTTTAACGCCTCTTGTTTTTCTATTTCTGCCCGTTTGCGTTCTTCTTCTACTCTTCTCCGGGCATCTGCTTCGGCTTGCTTTTCCGCCTCTAATTTCTCACGCTCTCTGTTAAGCCTATCTTCTTCTGCTTTAATTTTTGCTTGTCTTTCCTCCTCGGCTTTTCGTGCAGCCTCTTCACGCCGTGCAACTTCTTCTTCACGTTTACGCAACTCTTCTTGACGCTCGGCCTCTAAACGCTCGGCCTCTAAACGCTCTGCTTCTAATTTATCTGCAATCTTTTTTGCCTCGCGTTCTTCGATTGCTTTTATCGGTGCTGCATGGACTTCTATCATCTCCTCAACTTCTCCGATTAAATCACGCTTTTGTTTATCAATCTTTTGACATATCGCCAACGCCTCTGCTTTTACCTCTTTATGTATAGCATTAATTACTGTTTTTGTTTGCCGCAGCTTATAGATATGACTGCGTGCATCTTTGTTTCCTTTAGCGTCCTCGTAATCAAATACAAGATTTTCATTCTCTTTTTTGAATTTAGCTATTGCCGCTTTCACCTCATCAAATTTTGCTAATTCATTCATTTTTTTGTCCTTCCTTTTTTAAGTTTGTTTATTTTGCTATCAACAATTTCCAAAGTAAATCTATCAGCCGGGGTTTTCTTTTGAGCCGTCATAAACTCGTATTCACAAACTCCCCCGCCTAATATGTAATCCTTAATCGTTTGCTTATTCTTTTTAACGAGTAACCCCATAACGTGTGTTGCATTTATAAACTCCTCCGGTTCTTCAATAAAATCCAACGCCTTAATATCTGCATATTTACATTTATCTATCCAATCGCACCATAAACATTTCTTCTCAGACGGCCATGCTTCATCGCAATTAGTCATTATCAACCTAACCGCCTCTGTTATACGGCCTTCAAATTGCATCTCCTGTGTTAAATCCTGCAACCTATACGGATGTTTATCCCTATGATACTCAACTAAAACTTTGCCCCCAAATCTTGTCTCGTGAAATAACCCCTGGATTACATCTACTTTCGGCAACTCCTCATTAGCAGCGTTCTTATGCGTTCCATCGTAACATTGCCATAAGATATAAGTTATAAATTGTGACTGAAAAGATTGCCAAGCCTCCTGTTTATCCCTCCTCTTCCAGCCGGATTTCCAATCCCGCCATATCAAACTGCCCCCAAACCCGGTTTGAAGTAAATCCAAACAAGTCGTTATAATAATCCGCCCCCTCGATTTTGTAGCTGGTATCAAAACATGCTCGATCTGCATCTCAACACCGATTATCTCTGCTACCGATAGGTATAGCAAATCAAACAAAACCCCTTTATAGGCCTCTATTATTTGCGGTTGTAAATCAGCCCTTGTTTTGCCAACCTCCTCTGCAAAGTAATCCGCTATTTCATCCGATTGCCCGTGATTATCCAAAACCCTTTTGATACTCTCCTCCAACAGCTTATGACCTAATCTGCCTACTTCGAGCATCTCATTATTTAACTCTTTAGGGTATTTAATACTAAGCTGGTATTGATGCGGGCAAGTCGCCGCCATCTCCGCCGTACTGCGGTCTATTATTATATCCTCGTGTTTTTCCGCTTCAAAACCTTCCATTATTTTTCCTTCTTTTTTATATATTCTCTAACCGCTAATGAAAAAACCCAAAAAACATAATAAGCGATAATAGGCCAACCAGCTTTTATTTCTAAACCCCATCCGCATATCATCATATAAAAAAATAAACCTATCCCAATTATCCCTAACAAAAACATACATAAAGATTCCATTTTATTTATCCTTGTCTTTAGGTAACAAATCAATTATAGCCTTCGGCAACGGCTGCTCTAAGGCTTTGTTTAGTTTGGTTAGCATATCGAACGTGTAATCTGATTGCTTCTTAATATCATCGAGATTGCATTGCAAGATATAAGTCGCAAACTGATTAAATAGACTTGCTAATTTTGCTGGTTTTACATCTCTGTTGATTACGATATTAAAATCCCGCTTACATCCTTTTAACATAGCAAGCAAAGTTTTTGAGTCTGTTACAGGCTTCGGTGTATCCGTAATCGTTATATCTTGAGCCGGTTTGCGATTCTCCCTTTTAGGAGTATCACAATCAGGTGCAGGCAGCGGCTCTAACGTTTCGCCTACCAACTCCTCAGTTATATGCAGGCCCATCAATACATCTGGAAAATTATCCCGCAAATTAAATGCACGTGCTTTATATTTCAGCATACGTTTGGGATGTGTTTGCCATACTCCCGGTTTCATCCATAACTTAGCCTGCCTTGCATCATCAACGCTAAACTCCGTATCAACTGTAGTTTTAATCTCTCCTTCTTTTCTAACGCTGTGTACCTTTGCAACCATAAACTCCCCTTCATTTACAACCTCCTCTTTGTACTCATACAACAAACCGCTTCCCTTAACCAAAGCCAAAGCAGCATCGCCGTATAAAGACGGCTTGCCTTTAATAACCGCTATACTATTTAGGGCATGTATAGGAGGCAAGCCCAACTCAGCCCCGCTTTGCAAAGCTACAAATATCTGCTCCGGCTTAATATATCCATCCGGGGCAAAACCCGATTGTAATATCAACTGGGCGGTATCCCTCATATCCTGTAAATTGGATAATTGAAGTCCCCTATTACTTGCCTTAATTTTTGCCAAATCTGTCGTCATTATTTCTCCTTTTTCTGATATGGTCTGTCTATGGCTATTCTAAAGCCTTCATTTTGATTTGACCTTATTGGATACTATATTTCATTTTTAACCGATTCTGGCTCGCTCTCGGCAGCCTCATGTACGCCGTATGAAATTCCACGCAAAGGCCGATATGGAAATAATGGACACTGAGGCGAGCAGCATAACTTTACTTCCTTAAAAACATAGCCCATACATTCGATACATTAACTATTTATCGCCGCCCTTAAACTCCTCCCCGTTTGGGCTATATCATAAACTCTCCTATACTGCCGCGGCATCATCTCTCTTTGTTTTGATATTTTATCTTTTGAGTCCATAATTATACCTTATTTAAAAAATGTGCCGGACCAAATCTGCTTTTGAAATGGTTGTTGAGCATAACAGATGCAGAGTAATGGCCCGGCTTTTAATTAATCGTATCTTCATGCTCAATTTCGCCCTCAGCTACCAAAACCAAGCCTTTTATCGGCTGGTTATTATCGTCCAACGGCCTAATACCAAACTCCGACCGACCCGTACTATCCTTGCCGAACAGTAGCCAGAGATAAACGTCAAAGACGGTAGTTTTACCCGTACCATTTTCGCCCTTGATAGTGGTTTCACCCTCTGACAATTCAATGCCAAACTCCTTTAACCCCTTGAAATTCTTTAATTTTAGCCAATTAAGTTTCATCTTTTACTCCTTTTAATATTTCCGGATTTTGGTGTATATTGCCGATGACTTCAAAAGAGGTAGAAGTTATGCTTGGCACACTCCCTCCGCATCTACTTCCCTGATAATGACTTCTGCAACAATCGAACTTTGCTCTGCCGTCGTGATAAAATACTTCAAAGTACACGCCATCGTCGTCAGCCCATTTCAATATATCCCCCTCATATATCTCCGTCCCGTTCCTGTCCTTGAGGCCGGTGTATTGTTCAATGGCTTGGTGTTGTATATGTTCTAATTCCATTGTTGTATTGTTAAACTGAATCCCACTTTGGACGTAACATCCACAAGTTTCGTCCCAACATCTGAATTTTATATCTCTCATTTCATTTTCCTCATAGATTCTACGCCTTTTATTTTGCATATTTCAGCGTTCCACGCCTCACCAACTCCCTTTGTATATCAAATATAGAGGGTAAACCCCCTGCCACCCATGTAGCAGAGGGTTCACCGCAAGAAGGGATTAGTACAGCCCCGTCCCGTTTATCAACCTCCATGCGGGTTTCGGGGCTTTTCGATCCGTCAGGTTTTGGGGAATTGACTGCGGATACCCAAAAGACGATAATCACAAAAGTTCCAACTGCAATAGCAGTAACGATAATATATTTGCCAAATTTATTCATTTTTACCTCTCAATAGGGCAAGGGGCAGACTGCACAGGCAAGTAATCCAGAACCTATATGCAGCCTTATACCTTTTTTGGATACCCCTTGCGAAATCTTTCGTAAAATAGGCAGGACGAATCCATCGGAAGTGTTGGGCAACAGGACAGACAGAAAATCGCCCCGCCTTTGGTTTGATTTTCAAAATTTGGTATCCTGTTGCCATACTAAACAAATACACTACAAACGCTATTTTGTCAAACACTTTTTTTAAAATTTCAAATATCAGCAAAATAGTTATATGGGTAGTTGTAAAGATATTGTTAAGATTATGTTAAAATCCCCCGCCCACACAAGCGGGGGATTCGGAGGAGGAGTGTGATGAAAAGCAATTAACTTTTTATGCTATTTATCAAAGCTTTAGTTGCCCTGTCGGTTTTATCCGTCAATTCTTCTTTAAGGTTTTTCCAACCTTCGGGGTATTTTTCTTTGAATTTCTCGATTGTATCGACAATTTGATGTATCGCCTCACCTGTCGTTTCAGCCTGTTCCAGTTTTGGTTTAAGTTTCTTAGCAGCACCGATTATTCCGAGTATCAAGCCGCCTATGCCCGCTGCTGGTGGCCATAAAAAACCCAACGATAAAGCGGCTTCTCCAATTTTTTGCCCTGCTGCCAAGCCCTGTTCGATTCTGTCTGGATTAGTTTCCATAAGCTGGCAGCCAGCTAACAATACCAACATCAACATCATTACTATCATTGTCCTCAGTTTCATTTTTTACCTCCTAACTAAATAATATTACCATTTTCCTATTTTGCAATGCGTTGTCTGCCAAGGTATTTTATTCTGCATTCTACACCCGCATTTTATACATCGCATCTTATCTTTAATGTAATAATCACAACCCTCACATATCAGTATTATCCTCGCCGTCTCTTCATCGCTTCGTTTCGGGTTTCCTTTTACCGCCTGTTTTATAGCAGCTTTGCCAAAGTTCTTAGCCTGTTTTATAATGCTCGGATATTGCGGCTTGATATAAACGCCGAATAAACAACACCATATTTTTTTACCTGATATATGTTTGCATTTTTCGCATTCAGCTATTTGCTTTTTACTAAATTTTTTTGGTTTTGTTATTCTATTACATAACATTAACAACTCCCTGATGTCGGACAGGTAGCAACTTCCCAATAATCTTCCCATTCATCACCTAATCCCGGTTTATCCGGGTCTGGACATCCACCATCGCAAGAAGTGTGGTCTTGGATACAAATATAATATGTATCCGTAAGAAAAACATAATCATCAACATCATACGATGTATTCTGTGTCCACTCTGTAGAAGTCGCAGGAAAAAGTTTTACATTTCCTCCATCCGCCGGATTTTGACTATCATAATCCCCACACATAAATTCTGAACATTCATCTCCCACATCGCCATCGTAATAAAATGTTCGTACTCCTACCCCAGTGAAAATATAAAAAAGAGGTTTTCTAACTTCTTCTGTCATATAGCAAAGAGTTACGCAAGGATAAGGGCCAGCCGCAAAACAAGCATCTCCAGCGTTTGACCAACAACAACCATTTCCGCCATACTCGGATTTACAATAATCCCCTCCAAACCACTCAAGAGTATAATGGCCATTTGCTGCACCACTTCCTGAAACAAAGGCCGAATAATACAATGGGCTTTTATGAGTATTCCAACAGTTACAGCAGCAACCGCAGATAATATCACTGCCCTCTCCATTATCACAACAGTTATCAGGCACACTTACTTCAAAAGCACCTGTAGTCCAGTTAATACATCCATAATATGTATCATTACAGTTATCTGTATCTATCGTAATGGCTACTTGTCCTGCATGAATACCTGTCCATTCAATACACCCCGAATATCTACAACATCCAGAGTTTTGTGTAAAAGTTATAACTCCCCCCGGCCAAGTAACACACCCTGTTAATGTTTCGTTTGCCATTTAGCACTCATCGAATTGTATAGGCTGGTTATATAAAGATACCCATAACTTATTAACCTGCAATGCCGCCACTATATCATTGGTTGCGTAATGTGTTTTATCTATCTGCGGATATGTATAAACGCTAATCCCGCTTAATCCGTCTGTTTTATTGCTCCATGCACTTCCGTTAAAAGTTTGTTCTGTCCCCGTCATTGGATCTGCTGCTACTGATGTTAGTTTAAACCATTTAATAGGTATGCTTGCTCGCCCAGATGCTTTTGCTATTCTTGCCTCGATTGCTTTTGTATCGACTTGTAAACTTGCCCCGCCTTGCGTATGTTTTACTTTAATTAAACCGTCCCCGGTTAATTTCTTAAAAGCATTAGCAACGTCTATAAGCTCGTTAATTTTACGGACTAATGTTATCGGCCCTCTTATTAATTTTTGAATTAAAGCCATCCCTTAATCCCCCAAAGGCAGAGCATTAAAATCAGTCTGCTCGTATATCGCATACGCCTTGCGACCGTATTCATCTGTTTGCCCCGGCCCTCCTGAATCTCCAACTGCTAACGGTACGCCGCTCGTATCCGTAGGCCCATCTATAATATCTGCTGGCGGTTTACCGGTATTGGGGTCAATAAAAACAACAACGGCTTGCCATAAATCTCTCTTATATTGAAAACTATAAACGTTATCCCAATGTATCCCGCCATCCGATGACGAACCATCGATGCCAGTGCACAGCCATGTACGAGTCGCACCACCACGCCATAATTCTGAATTTACAGTACCTACATAAGTCTCTGCCAAACTCTCCGGGCTAAATAATTCACGCTTCCTAAATACTAATATCCGCTGCGGTATCATTTTAGATACTAAAGCTGATTGCGTTATCGTCAATCCCCTTAAGTTATCATCATATTCATAATCAGAAGGATATGTATATTTTACTTGTATTATCCTCGGATTCTCAGGGTTGCCGCCTATACCTAAGCCATCATCATAATTAGTTTCATCCTGGATAACATCGTTAGATGTTTGTATCTGCACGGTATCAAACCGCTCTTTATAAATAAGCCTTAATTTAACAATATCCGTCGCTAAACTTATAGGCTCGATACTTTCTAAAAAAGCGGTTGCCTTAGATGGATGAGCATCCCCGATAGTCGGCATACCCGTCGCCGTAGCCGCCGTTAAAAGCCTTGCTGTACCAACGCCGCTTACATTTTTAACATGGGCTATTCTGAATAAAGTCCATCCCTCGGTCGATAACTTTCCCTGATTCCCATCTAATAAATCTAACGTTACTTCATCAGCCATTATGCTACAGCCTCCGTTTTATTTTCTATCTGCATTAATATTTCATTCGTCCTCTCTGATAAAGCAATCTGTGTATCCATTTTGCCTAACGCAGGGTCCGCCTGTCCTGCTAAACCTTTGACGCTTACAAGGCTCGATATTTCCTGTGCCTCTCCTAAATCAAACGGCCTGCCTTTTGTAGTCGCACTACTTACATCCAACAGTTTTTCTGCAGCGGCCCTTAACCCTTTTGTAAATTCCTCCTCCGTTATAAGTTTCGCATCGAGCAATTTTTTATATTCGTCCCTTAAATCTTTCAACTTTTCGATAGGTGATTTTAAAGATTCTCTCAACCGCTCTGCCTGCCTTTGCATATCCTCAAAAGCATCCGGGTCAAACCCACCTACCCCGCCTTTTGCCAACTCTGCTCGTTTAGCTGCATCCTTTTCGAGTTGTGCCCTTAACTCCTCGCTCGCTTTCTAACGTTATCAAAAAAATTATCAACCGGCTTATTATCAAATGTCTTTTTTATTCCCTCAAAAGATTCACCTAATAAATCCCCGCCTATCTTCGCTATACCTTTTCCCAACTCCTCTATAAAATCACTGAACAACGCTTTGCCTACAAAAAACGTTATTATGCCTGTAAGTTTAATCACTATCCCTGTTATCGCTTTTAAAGCATTATATACAAGTTTAAATGGTGCAGCGACTGCTTTAGCCGCTTTCGCCATCCTCTCAAAAGCATTAACCCCGATAGAACCGGCTATATTTGCCTGCACCCCGGTATCAATAAATTGTAATGCTATAGCCTCTAATACAGGTGCTAATTGTATTACTAATGATTGTGTTATCCCCGTTACAATAGCCTTGATTCTCGTAAAAGCATCGTTCGCCTGCTCTACTTTGGCTGCGTCTAATTGATTAAATGTTATCCCTAACTTTTCCGCCTCCCGCTGAAATTCTTCGATGCCTTTTGCTCCAGTCTCAAATAAATTTACAAGTTGAGCACCGGCCCGGCCGAATAAAAAGTATGCCGCCGCCGCTTTTTCGGCCTGATTTGGTAATCTCCGTATCTCCTCTGCGATAAGTTTTATACTTTCAAGCGGTGATTTGTTTATCAGGTTTTCGTAATCTATTCCTAACAATTCTAAACCTCTTGTCGCTTCGCCCGCTCCTGTTTTCATCTCTCCTAAACGCCTTATAAATATATCGATTGACTTATTCAAAGCTGTTTGCTCGACCCCCATAATAGAAGCAGCATGTTGCAATGCAATCAGCTCCTCCGTCGCTATACCTAATCGCCTCGATAGTTTGGCCGTTACATCAATAGCTTTCATAGTTCTTTTGATAACTAATAGCATTGCCCCCGCCCCTGCTACAGCTAATAATCCACCTGCAAATCTTTTTAATGTTCGCCCTATATTTTGCAACGAACCCTTAAAACCTTTTACGCTCCGCCTGCTGCGTTTCATCTTCTTTTCAAATACAGCGGTTCTGGCTATAAGTGAAACAGCTAATGTACTAATCGTTGCCATCGTTTATTTTGCCTCCACGACTCGCTGTTAAGTTTCTTAAAAAACCTTTTATCTCTCCGGTTTCCATCGGCTCTTTAACCTCAAAATCCAACATACATTCTTTTAACGTCGGCGGCTTATGCCCTTTTTTAACCCAAGGCGATATAACCGCCCTAACTATCGTTGCGATTCTTAAATCCGCCCGTGTTTCGCCGAACGGCTCTATTCTGTCGTAAGCCATCCATTCGCTTAACTCCCTGCTGCTTATACCGTTTAACAACTCATCAAGTGTTTTATGTAAGGCAAGAGCTAATTTGAAGTAGAATCTTCGCTCCGGCCTTTGCCTGAGTTTTTTTCCAAATCCTCAACATCATCCTTACTGATTCCGCTTAACCTCGAAGCCACCTCAAAACATCTATCCAAAGCGGCAGCACTTTTGCCGCCGAGTTTTGCTATATCATTACTGTTAAAAAGTAAAACACCCGCTTCATCAACCAGGCTGACCTGACATAACCTTGCCCTGATATTTGACATATTAGTTTTTTTACCTTTTATTACGCTCTGTTCAAATTCATCACGCTGTTTACCTGTCATTCCCATAACTACTACTTTCCCGCCCCACTCCGGTACATCAACAGTCTCCGTCTGTAAATCTTTTGCTTTTAAGATTTGTTCTTTACTTAACATCGCTTTGTCCTTTCTTGATTTTTATTACACTGGTAAATCGGTATAGGTCGCTACACCGCTTAATTTAATTGTTACTGATTGAGTTACTTTATCGTCAAACGGCAAAGCATGACCCAAAGCGGTTATAGCGCCCTGGCATTTCCAGTTTGATTCATTCGTAGGTTGCGTATGATCGCCAAACCTGATTATAACAAGATGATTAGTCGCTGCTAATTTACCCGCCAAAAAATCTCCTGTACCGCTTGCCGTACCGTCGTAATTTACCTCAATCGTTATCTCTCCTGCGTCAAGCATCGCAGGCAAAAACTCCCGGTATTTGCTCGTACTATCCATTGTTGATATATCCAAGCCATCCCTCGCCAACTCCGGCCCGCCGATAGATATAATGTTACCTATGGCCGTAAAGTTAGTGGGATGGGTCGTCGTACTTAACAGCACGCTTGAGCCGTGTCCATGCAGTGAATCGCTCATATCACTATCCTTTCGTTATTTAATTTTTATTATACTGAATCGGTATAAGTTCCAACGCCTGTAAGTTTAAGCGATACGGACTGGATAACTTTGTCATCGAACGGCGTAGCTTGCCCCAATCCCGTCATAAATCCGGCTATAGCCCAAGAGCTTGTACCACCTGCTCCCTGTGCGGGAAATACGATAGTAATTGTTTGGGCCGTTTGTGTTATCTGTTGAGATAAAAAGTTAGCTGTACCGGCAGCGGTTCCATCATAATTAATCTCGATAGTTACCTCGCCTGAATCCAACATCCCGGGTATAAACTCCCGATACTTACTGGTTGAATCCATTGTGCTGACATCAAGAGCATCCCTTGCCATTTCCGGGCCTGATATGTTAATGATATTACCGACAGCCGTCCCGCCTATACTTAACGTTGTTCCGTGTCCATGTATTGCGTCTGACATTTTTTTCTCTCCTAATTAAATTATGCTGCTTTTAAAAACCATATATTAAAATCTAACCTTTTCGCATACCGCTTAATTACATCCGTCCCCGCCGGAAATTGCGGGGAATCGCTTTCATCAATTAAATGTATAGCTTGTATTTCTACACCGTTAGCATCACCGTCATATCCATCAAGTAAAACTCTTACTGCGTTTGATATATCCCTTGTTTCTTCGTATGTATCACTCCAGCATTGAATTTGAAAACGTGCATTAATCTGACCGCTCGGCCCTGCCATTACTTCATCCCTTATCCCGCTTAACTGTTGATATGTAATGGCCGGCATCGATGCCCCCTGTAAAATCACGCCGGGATATATCCTCGTAGATACCAAATCCGTTATACTACTTTCGTTTTTTAACAAATAAATAAGTTCTGTTTCTATTGACGCCATCTTTATTCTTTAAACCAAACCGTAAAATCCAATCGTTTTCCGTATCTTTTAATAACATCAGTTCCTGCTGGAAATTGTGGTATATCACTTTCATCAATTAAATGAATAGCTTCGATTTCAACTCCATTAAATGTCCCGTCCAAGCCATCAAATTTATTCTCGATCGCATCCGCCAAATCCCTCGTCTCGCTATACAAATCACTCCAGCAATTTATCTGGAATCTCGATTCGACCAACCCACTCGGACCTTCAAGAAGTTCATCCCGCAAACCGCTAATCTGTTGATACGTTAAGGCTGGCATAGATACGCCCTGTTTAACAATATTAGGATATATCCGTGTCGACACAATTGCCGCTATTGATATATCCTCTCGCAGCAAAGAATCTATAACCGCTTCAATAGTTGCCGCTATTAACTCGTGATAATATAATCCATACGCCTGCCGTCTATCGCTTGCCGATACCGTCCCGTCCGGTGTAGCCGGTATGCTAAACGGTATTATCCGGGTAGTAGCCATCCTGCGTTCTGCTGCTGTATCAATAGCCATTACGCACCGCTCCCAAATTCATTCTTTGTAAATGTACTTCCATCATCCGCCAATACCGCTTTTATCGCTTTAGTTGTTCCATCATCTTTATAAATAGCCATCTCCGTCGATGTTGTCGTTACTTTATTTCGTAAAGCTTCATATAAATAATTTATCGCCGTTAATACCGAAGCCGTTGCCGATGGTGCTCCCTGTGCTAAATCACTCATAGCTTTTGCCCATATCTCATTTACAGCATCAGCCGCAAGAGCATCTGCGTCTATCGCATCTGTCGCTACGGCTGCCGCGGTTACCGCTCCCGCTGTCAATGTCTTGGTATTTACATCCAAAGTACCGGATAAGTCCTGAGCGTCGGTCGAGATAACGCATTTACCGTCAGTTCCTACCATAGTATCCAAGGCTAACCCGCCCGCGTCACTTATCGGTAAGCCGCCTGCTGCGTCTGCGTTAGCATTAGGAAGAGCAGTTAGTCCACCTCGAACAGCATCATTAAAGTCCATTGCGTGCTGGGCAGAAGCATTACCATAAGTCTCTATCATAACCACCTTGTCGAGGAATACTTTTGCAGCGGCATCAACTACTTTCAGGACTATACGGGCCGCTTCCATCTCTGTTGCCGTTAAAACTATGGAGTAGGTTGAACCCTCATCGGTTGCAGTATTAGTACACATTGTACTTACGCCACCATCTTTCATAACTTCACAGTCAGCCTGAGCAGGAACCCAATCAGTTCTTAAATCTACACCATCAGTTTCATAGACTTCAAAATCGATTGTCGTCTGTGCGCCGTATTTTCGTAAATGTACACCTTGCATTTATGCACACTCCCTTCTTCTTCTTAATATTACTATACCGCCTGTTGTCTGTGCGGCTGTCCATAACCCAGTTTTTTCGTCTTCATCGAACATAGAGTAAGGATTTATATATAACTGTTCCACTTCTGTAGCCGATAATGCACGGTTGTACATATAGAAATATTCAATATCGCCACGATATTCTGGACCACCACTATTGATTAAAACATAGTTGCTCGCTGTAGCTGACATAAAATCAACATTAGGACATGCTACAGATTTTACTTCAGCAGCGTCAAAATAAATCTTTAGTGTGTCGTTTGCCCTAAATACCATCGCTATATGAATTAAATTTCCGTACCCATTATATGTGTTTATAGGCAATGAATTATCATCTCCAGCAGATACACTATCTGTTCCATCGTGTATCCTGAAGCCCCAATCATCTGTTCCACCAGTATCAATTCGCATATAAGATACATCAGCAGCTTTATTGTTAAATATATGCCCATCACCTGTTATAACAGCAGGTCTTAACGACGTAATCATTGTAAGTTCTTTTATATTATCGAGTACATTATAATTTGATGGCAGGTTTATTTGCCCAGTCGCTGATACATTGTTAAGTATTACACCTGTCTTGCCGCCCTTCCAGGTTATGTCTGTTAATGTTCCAACGCCGCCATGCCCGCTTAAATCATAAATCTTATTCCCTGTACGTTCATTCATCAGCCAGCAGCCGACAAGACCTCTGGCTAATGAATGTTCAAAATTTATTAAACTGCCCAATGGCGGTTTATTCATGATAAAGCCGTTACCTTAGATACCCTTGTCGTATAATGTACACCTGCATCAGCGTCCTGATTATTTATCAGCGTCCTGACGTAAGCAGCGGCAAACGGAAGTTTTACAATCCATTCATCCACCCTGTCATAAACATCAAGTCCATCTGCATGACTTCTCATCAAGTCTTGAGCTATGGTAACCTGGTGTCCTGCGTTCACTACTGTTCGTACTGATTCTGAATTGGCGACAGTACCATCTTTGATAAACCACTTGCGGCCGTCCTCGTCAAAATCTCCGGTCGTTGCATCCGTTAGGGTTATCGTGGTATCACCGGCATTAACAGACGCATCATTAATTGTAGTCGTAGCCGGTGTTTCTGCCGTACCTGTGAATCGTGTAAACTCAACCCAGTCATCATCGCCGTAGGATATTTCAACAATGACCACACACCCGGATTGAGCGCTAATGCTGGTTAAAGCAACTTCGATGAATAACAGGGTATCATAGCTGTCTGATATATCTTTTGCATTACCAACATCGAAGTTACCACCGACGACCTGCTGCCAATCGTCCACTACATCTATACTTGTGGTTTTTGCTAAAGCCATATTTTCACCTATAAAGTTAAAGCATTGTCAATTTGAGTTACCGCTGTTTGATATGAAGCTGCCGCATAAATAGCTGAACATTTCTTATAGTTATCTATTGCCTCCTGTGCCGCCCGGAAAATCTCGTCACGCACCTCATTTGCCATACCCGAACCTGCATTAAAATTATTGCTAAAGGTTTGGTCTATAACCACCTGCTCTCCAGGCCCTAAATCCGGCCGGTTATCATCTTTAAGAACAAGTCGTATCCCAACTGTATCCGGCGTGGGAAACATTTTTGTTACTGTTTTTGTCAACATTATTTGTCTCCTTAATTTATTCTGTTACTCCGCCTGCTAATAATCGGTTAGTTTTTGTTGTTGCCGTCGCGGTCAAATTCGTGGCCTGAGCATCTACAAATTGTTTGACTTTTTTGAATATATCTCTATTTCGCATTTTGTTCTAACTCTTCCAATATCTTTCTTGCATCATGTATCTTTAATTGTATATCGCTAACTGCTTTTGCCACTTTTTCTTCTTTTAAATGCCCGTCTAAATTCATCCAATTTATTTCCAACTCCATCTGTTTTAAATGTTCTTTTGGTTTTGACATAATTAAGCTGCTAAAGGAAACTTATACCGCATAATATTATAAATATTTTGTATTTCAGTTTGTGTTAGCACTTTAGCAAAAAGCAATACTCCTCCGATAACACCATTAAAATATCCTATATCTTTACGGCCTATATCTAAATCGCTTGCGTTTTTACCAACAGTATCGGTTATACCTATCATGTGCCAATTCGTAGTTATAGTAACCGCCGCCGCTACAGCGTCGGTATAAAGCACTGTTGTACCACCGGCAAAACCGTTCTTTGTCAATGTTCCATTTACGATTGTTAAATAATCTATTCCGTTTAAATCTATCGGGGTATCCGTTACTAAATTAACTGCGTCCGGCTTAACCCATAACAATACAGATTTAATTCCATTGTAGCCCGCGCCTATATCTATATATTGTGTATTGGCTGTTATAAAATCAAAGCCGGGATATATAGGCACCGGCGTTCCCGTTCCCCCTGTTGCCGTGCCGTCATATGGGGATTGACTTCTGTCTTGTGTTAGTACGCCTGACATGAATCCATTAAGTAATCGCATATCAAGTTTGCATAATTCATCGCATGCTATTCTTTCTCGCCTATGTAACCTTCTCATTGTTTCTCCTTGATTGCTTTTAAAAGTTCTTCGTGCCTTGTTGTCTGCTCTGTCCTCAATGTTGATATATCGTTTTTAATCTCTCCGATATCATTCTTGATATTATCCATCTCGCTTCCAATTACAGCTATTTTAGTTTTATTTTTCTGTGATTCTTTTGTACCACTCATCTCAATTTTATTTGTAAATTCTTTTGCCTCTGAGCGTGCTGCTAAAATAGCATAAGCATTTTTAGATATATTAGCCTCATTTGTTAATGCTTTGTATTTAATAAACGCAAACGCCAAAGCAATTACAACAAGTATGCTACCCGCCGATATTGCAGTCGTTACAACTAAATGATACAAACTAACATCTTTGTTTTTCATAGCCATTGTTCCGTCTGCCGATTTAGTTTTTTATTATTCGCCCATTATCTTTACCACTACTGTTTGACCGCTTGCTCCCGGATCGCCCTCCGGGGTCATGCCTAAAGTTACAGCACCTTTTATTGGAATATCCACATCCATAACGTAACTTGCTCCTTTTGCTTTTAAACCGCTGTTGAAAATCTCGAAGCTATCGACATCATCTAACGTCAAGGTCGCTCCCTTATTGCCGGTGTTTGTACTAACTGTCAATAATACCCGGGTGATATTGCCGTTTGTTGGATACAGCGTAGCCGTCTGTGCCGCCGTTGCCCGTTCGTTGTTGTAAATGTATCGAATAAATGTTCCCAAATCCGGTTTCTATCCTCGCCGCGCCTGGGGTCTGCTTTTCTTGCCGTCATTTTTTTATCTCCTGTCTAATTTATTTATCGTTTCGCCAAAGCCCTGATTCCGGCTTTAATCTCTTTGCTCAATATAGCCGTGCTCTTTTGTTTTGTTGTTATCGCTGCATTTCGCATAAACGGTATCGCCGCCGCGTTATCATGCCCGTACTCAATCGCCGCCGGTATGTAATAATGGGTTCCGTCTTTTCCGATATGTACAAACTCGGATATATCCGGCTTAATTTTCATCGTTACGCCAAAGCTTCCTTTTTTTTGCTTTTTAAATGCTCTTACCTGCAAACTCTTAGATAACAATTGCCCCATCGTTCCTCCTACCATACTGCGTGCGTTTTGCCTTGCCTGCATTAAAGCCGGTTTAGTAGCCTTACGGGTAGCTTTGCGAATTATCTTTTTAGCCGTTTTGCGTTCAAGCCCTAACAGCTTTTTTTCCAACCCATCAAAACCTTCTAACTTAACGCTTAACATTACGCTATTTCCTTACAAAGCAATTCCTGCCAGTGATTACGTTCCTGCACGTTACGAATAAATATAATTTCCAATGTCCTCGAATCAAATATTACCCTATCTGTTATAACAACGCTCGAATGGTATCGTATTTTAACCTTATGCGTTATCTCACCCGATTGCTGCTGTGCATTCATCAACTCCCGCCCTGTCATCGGGTCGATTTGAGCCCATACCGTATCGTAAGTTGTAAAAGTTTCGATAGGCTGACCGTAATCATCGGCACTTGTTCCCTTGCTTTTTAAAGCAACTTGTTTTCTTAACGGGCCTATCTTCAAGTTTTCTTACTTTCTTTTAAAATCTCGTTAGTTCTCTTGAGCGGCATACAAGTTTGATTATTTTCATCCAAAACATTAACTGTTAGTGTCATAGTTGTAATCTCATTTATTCCCGACGAAACACTTGCCTGTGTTACTCCCATTAGTAACTCTTTTGTTACAGAATCAATCGGCATTACACATCCATTTTTTTTGATAAAACTTAACCCATGCATTTTTTTGTCCTTTATACAAAAACCCTGTCAATATTCATTAAAGCAACCGCCGCTTCCGGTAATTGCTGAGGCACACCCGTTAAACAAACCTCTTCTCGATTCTCAAACCAATGGCCTATTAATAATAACATCGCCTGCTTTACTGTTCCCGGCGTATCCGCCCGTGTAGCACCGTATCCCGCAGTAAACTTTATCTCGATAGCATTTTGTATCACCCTTGCAGTAGGATATACAACGCCGAAGTTCGGATAAACCCGGCCCGGAGTACTTTGGGTATCAACCGTGTAATTCGTGTTAGCCCACGTCTGTTGCGTCCCCTCTGTATCAATATATTTTAAATGCGTTACCGTTATCAGGTTCGGCCTGGCGGGTTCAAAAATATCAGGAAAAGCATCAAATGTCTGCGTCCAGGTAGTAGTTATATAACTTCGGTTTTGCCATTGCTCGCAAAACTTACGGGCCGTTGTTATCAAGGCAAATATCTTTTCATCCTCCGCTCCGCCAGTATGTATATATTCATCCCCCGTAAAAGTCTCTGCTACATAAGCCTTTGTGATGGCGATAACATCAGCCGTTGTATTGCTTGTTGTAGTGTAGATACCATCCTTGTCGTCTGTTCCGCTTACAATAATCCGTGTACCCCCTGTTTGGCTTTGGCCGTGCGAAGCACTCGGCAGCCCTGTTTCAGCTCCTGCGTTAAGACTCGTGGCTACACCGCCTGCATCAAGCTGTAACTCCGTCCCGTCCGTTACCCGTAAATGTAACCGGGCTTCATACAAAGTTACCGGCTCCGCCGCCGGGCCTGTCGTTTCAACCAATCCGTATCTCATTATACAGCGTCCTCTTTTAAGATTACCTCAACAAATACTCCTGTAGGTGCTGTACCAGCCCCCGCCGTTTCATTGATAACAGCCTCTAATACATCTCCAACAGCCAAAGCGGTTGTTCCTATAACCGCCGAAGCCAACTCGTATGCCGTTACGCTTGAGTTTAAAGTGATATTAGTTGTCAAAATAGTAGTTCCGTTTTTATGCAGGTCAATATCTACAACCGCCACTCCTACAGGTGCTACTATTGCCCCGGCTTTAAATGCGATAACCTCGCCCGTTGTTCCGTAAACAGCGTGCAAAACTATGTTTTTATCAACGATTGTTGTCGCTTCCGGGTCAGCAAATAGTTTTTCGTACTGATGCTGTAATTTTTCCGCTCCTATAGCCGCCGATGAATTTACCATCGCATTGGTCACGGTTCCACTCGGCAATGCAGCGGTCTTGCTTGTTAAATTTCCGTTTACATGAACATCGCCTTCAATTCTCGATGGAGTTGCCATAATTATTATCTCCTATATATTCTTTTGTTTTAAAATATTCAACTTTGGTAAACAATGCTCCGGCAATCCGTCTTTCCTGATTTCCGTTATGTATTTATGTACAGGTTGCCAGCCATTTTCTAATGTATCGGGATAAGTACACATAAGTTGCATGTGCCCTATTTTGATCTCATTTGCCAAAAATACTTTATGGTTTTCATCGTGCATGTGATTCCAAAAATAAATATCCTCGTCTAAGCGGTTTTTCTCCCATTTACCTTCGCTGTTCGGCACACCCAAAAACCAGGGATGACTTAATTTCTTTAACGCCGATACCCGCAAGATAGTCAGGCCGAAATGACCTGTTACTATCTGTGTCAGCGGCGTTGTGAACCTCGTAGAATCTACGGGCGGATGCTCCATCCCTTCCGGTACTTCCTCCGACCTAACCAGACCCGCCATTGCACACTCCCCTTCACGCCTTATTTGTACCGGCAAAATAGCGTCTATGTCCGGATTGGTTGTTATCAGATAATATAAATATAAAAATTGTTCTTTTGTAAAATACGTAT